GCCCACGGATTCGCTGGGAGAAGTGGTAGTGGAAATGATACTAGTGACTCACAAGTTGGTCGCAGCGCAGCAAATGTTTTAAAAATTCTACAATCAAAGAGAGATTCTTTGAGAGGAATGTTGATTGATTTATCTACGGGTATTGCCAATTCTCCTAGTGACTTTGCTTCGGTTGAAGCACAACTATCATATCTGAAGTCTATCGGAGCAAGAGTTCGTATTCTTGGTGTTGGTAATCCTTTTAGTAAATCTAATGGTGGAATAAATGAAAAACTTGCTCAAATGGCAAGCAAGTATGGATTTTATTTTTATGGTGGATATAAAGGAACTTCCGATGGTGTTCATGCTACTCCACAGGATTATTCTGATATTCGCTCAAAGAGAGATCAAGAAACTTCAGCATCTGGAAAAGAAGACCTTTCTGGTATAAAAGGAAAAGGAAGTGCGATATACCTACACTGGACTGCTGGAAGTTATGGTGGAGTTTCTAGCAATTACCATACTACAATCACTGGTGATGGTAAGATTAATAGAACAACTCCATATGATAAGTTTAATGTTGGACACACTTATCGTAGAAATTCAAATGCTGTAGGTTTAAGTGTTGCTGCGATGGGAGGAAGTCCCGATCCATGGTCAATCCCAGTAAAACCAATTCAATATCAAAAGATGGCAGAAGAGGCTGCTAGAATAGCAAAGGCATGGGGATGGTCTGCTTCTGATATTAATATCAAAAATGTAATGACTCATGCTGAGGCTGGAGCAAATAAAGATGGAAATAGAAGACACGAAAATTATGGTCCAAGAGCCTGGGGGGGAACGGGAGAGCGTTGGGATTTATATCAATTGTACAAGGGAGACAGTCCTGGATCTGGTGGAGACAAAATTCGTTCTATGATTAGAGGTATGATGTTTGAAGGTGGTTATATTGAAGAGACTGGAGACTATCTAACTCACCCAGGAGAATATGTAATTGATGCTGACTCTGTAAAATTATTTGGAATAAACTTTTATAATATTATTAACAAAACAGAAACAATAGGACAGAGAAGAAGAGCATCTGAAAATCTTATCTCTATTTTAAGTCAATACACTGAAGATGGATTCCCAGAAACAGAAGACGATTATACTTATCAAGCACCACAATCTCAAGTAGTTGTTATGCCTCCAGAAATTGTTTCTGTTGGATCTGGAGGTGGTGGATATTCCTCTGATGAAAATGATGATCCATCTATGGACTTTGTAGAACTTAGGTAAATAGTAGTACGAAAAGTTTAAGCAATGGCTAATACTCCAATCACTGCGGCACAATCTAAAGACTTTGACATTAAAAAATGTTTAGTATATTCTAATGACGAAAAGACGCAAGCTGACATTGGAAATCTAATTACTGATTTATATTATTATGAGGATGTTTTAAGTCCTTGTATAAAAGTTGATTTGATGTTTGCTGACACTGCAACAATTGAAAAGAATGATGATCTTAAAACTGTTATAGATGCTTTACAACTAGTTGGAACAGAGAAAGTTGAAATTAAACTGACAGATCCTAATGAGAAAGAAATATCAGTAACTGTTTATTCTGATTTCATATCTGCTCCCGCAAAACAGCCCAGAAAATCTTTGGTGACTATAAATCTAGTCTCAAAAGAAATGATATTTAATTATAAAACATCTGTTAATTATAGATTGGATGGATTAATATCTGACCATGTAGAAAAGATACTGAAGGATACTTTAAAGACTGAGAAAAAATTAGATATAGAAAAAACAATTGAACCTTTTAATTATACTGGCATTAATATGAGACCATTTGCTACTATTTTAACTTTAGCAAAAAAAGCAATTCCTGCTACAGCAAATTCAAAAGGAAATACTGCTGGATTCTTTTTCTTTGAAACTTCTGATGGATTTAAATTCAAATCTGTTGAGGGTCTGTTATCTGAAAATGAACCTGGTGGAGGTAAGAAAAAGTATAAAAGTTTAGTCTATAATGAGACGCCTGATGGAAGAGGATTGGATATTCCTCCAGAGTATGATGGAAAAATATTAGAGTATAATCTGGGAACTACGGCAGGAAGTGTACAGTCAAAATTACAGATTGGTACTTACTCTACAAGAACTGTATTGTTTGACCCATTCAATTGTTTTTATGAAGTTGTGAATCCAAATACTCAAGGTGGAAATTTAGGTTCGGAAAAGAAACTTCAGAAAGCAGGTAAAGATTTGCCAAAGTATAATAAAGAATTTAATGTTGATGGAAAAGATAAAGACTATACTAGAACTCAGTATATGTTAATTGATACTGGCACTCTACCTACAGGAAGTACAAAACAACAATTACAAAAATCAAAAGAAAAGAACTTTGATCCAAAAAATATTTTGAATCAGTCTACGATGAGATATAATCAATTCTTCTCATCTACTTTAGAAATCACTATCACTGGAGACTTTAGTTTACATGCTGGTGATTATATCTTTATAGATTCTCCGCCAACTAATTCTAAAGATAAAAATTCTATGGATAAACAACTTGGTGGATATTATGTGATTTCAAAGTTGTGTCATTATATCAGCCCAAGAACAGGTGGATATACAAAGTTGACTCTATGTAGAGATTCTATTGGAAGAAAAGGATCTCCAAATCCAATCTAAATAATTAAGATTATAATACGCACTAATATGGAAAGCGTAGAAAAGCACATAGAGCACGACAAGAAAATTCTTGACGATCCTCTTGTATCTTCTCAAGCAAGAAGACATACAGAAGAAGAACTTAAAGCATTAGAGAGATGGGTTGAGACACATCCAGAAGACCATCATGACCCCACCGGTCTTGAACTGTACTGTAATGATAATCCAAATGCATTAGAATGTAGAGTGTATGAAGACTGATGAGTGAAGGAACATTATTTAATCCAGGATTCTTAGGAGCAAGTTTTAATTGGTGGATCGGACAGATTGCCGATGATTCTACCTGGAGAGATAATATCGTTCCTGGAAAGTTTGAAGATAAAAAATCTATTCCTGGATGGGGGAGAAGATATAAAGTAAGAATTATTGGTCTTCATGATCAAGAAGAAGAAACAATTAATTCTGAAGAACTTCCTTGGGCTCAGGTTATGTACCCCATCACCGCTGGTGGTGGGCAAACAAACTCAGCACAAACTCCAAACCTTCGTCAGGGTAATTTTGTATTTGGATTTTTTCTTGATGGACAAGAACAGCAAGTCCCTGTCATTATGGGAGTTCTTGGAAACAATGCCCAAACGGAGCTTGAAACAAAGACCGGATTTAATAAAGGAAAGAATTTTACTCCTCAGAGTGGATACGCAAAAACAAAAGAACCAAAAACAGGAACAGCAAAAGAAAAGGCACCTGATGAAGGTCTTGTAGTATCTCAAGGAAAGACTCCGACAAAAGAAGACCCTGATGCTGTTCATAGAACTAGTGCTGGAGATGTTAAGAGAGAAGAAAAGTTACAAGAAAAAATACCTTTACTCAAACCAGATGACACTACTAATTCTGCGATTAAAGGAATACAAACAGTTCTTGATAACCTGACTCAAAAAATTAATAAGTACCTGAATGCAATTACGAGTTATATTGATGCGGTATCAAATGTAATTACTGATTTAGAAAAACTTGTTTCTGATGCTGCATGTGAAATAGCAAAATACATGAAGATTCTTTTTGATAAGATAATGCAGTACGTGCTTAAGATACTCAATAAAGAACTTACAAAAGCAGTTTCGTCCATTCCATCTTCCTATAGATACTTGTTTGGAGATGTTAAAGAGATTTTAACCGAATTAATTTTATGTTTATACAATAAAATTATTGAGAAACTTTGTGACTTGATAAGGGGAATCCTTGATGGATTATTTAAACCAAAAGAACTTCAAGCGGTTGGTGCGGCTGGATTAGATTCTTGCCAAAAGACACCTAATGTTCCTATATGTTATGCGGAAGATATTGTTGGTCAAATTATTGCTCATAATAAAGATGAAATTGATAGTGCAAATAATGCTATTTTAGATAATGTAAATGCATTTTTGGGAGATATTCAAAGTCAGGTTGCTGGAGTTT